AGCAATTCAAAATATGTTCTTTGAGATACAATGTAAACCACTTCTGAAGGATTAACACCATATTTACCCATATTCTTTCTCATTGAAAGTAACTCAGCTGCTGTAACTGTGTCTGATGCAAAAGCTGTTGATGACTGTGTAAAGTCACTGTCATTTCTAGCTAAGTGTAATAGACCTTCGAATGAAGCTCCACCAGTACCAAATGCGCCGTCAGCGTCGTCACCAGCTAGGATAGCATTTTCGATTGCTCTAGCATGAGACCTTACCATTGATTCTCTGATGAGAGGTAAGATTGGCATAATTGCATCTTCTTCAGTTTCATTACCTAAGTATGATTGTGAAATAAGTTTTTTGGTTGAAAGAGTTCTTTCTGTTAAATCAACACCACCGTATGGAGAACCATAAGTGTCGCCTCTCTCAGCTAAGTTACCGTGAGGGCTTGAACCTGTAGCAGCTTGGTTTGCTGTAAACTCAGCATAGCCACTATCTGGTAGTATTGGGATAATCATGTTAGCAGAAGTCATTGGTATTTCTCTAAATAGAGGTGCTAATACTAATTCATTCTGAATGTCTCTTTCGATGTTTGTTGAAACAATCTGCTCAAAATCGTCTGAGGAAACTCCAACACCACTCATGGCGTTAGCTTTTTCCATAACGTCTTTCGCATAATCACTGTTCCATCCTTTACCAGTCGCTAAACCAGCAAATTTTGCATCAATGATGTCGTTTTCGAAAGCTTTTTTCCAGTCGCCTTGACCATTTCTGTCTGCAAATACTCTTTTTGATTCTCTGATAGACATGATTTCTTCTGATTTCTCAGCAAGTTGCTTCTCTAATTCGTCCACAACTGTTTTTAAATCTTCATGTTTCTCATTGACTCGAGTTTCTACATCATTCATGAGTCTTTCAGCGCCTGATAATCCAGCTTCGATAACTGCTTTTTGTTCATCCTGTTTTGCTTCTTGAACAGCCTTCTCTTGAGCGTCAACTTCAGCTTGCTTTTCAGCCTGCTCAGCTTCTGCTTTTTGTTCAGCTGCTTTTTGCTCTGCTTGTTTCATAGCAATAGTTGTTGCAGTTTTTTCTGCTACATCTTTCGCAAATGATTCAAGGTCAAAAGCTACTTCAGGAGATTTCTTTTCTTCTGACATATCAGTCTCCGTTGATGAGGATTTCTCCTCGCTTGGCTGCTCAATTTTAACAGCGTCTGCTGTCGCGTTTGAGTTAGCCTTTAAAAATTCACTTTGGTACTTTCTGTAGTCGTCCATACTATCAAATGACTTTGCTAAGCCAAAGGTTGCCCCTTGGTTGCAAGGCACTGATACTACAGAAACTTCAAATAGTTCCGCGTCCTTTATTTTATAACCGTCGGTTTCAGTCATATACTCTGAATCCTTGCATCTGAAACCAACAGAAAATGCTCCAAGGACTCCGTCTTTAACTAATTGTGTTATATCACCTGCTGCTTTTGATATCTTTGCAGATATGTCTAGCCCGCTATCTGTAACACTTAAATCGGTAGCTCTACCAATAGGTTTGTTATAGTCATGATTAAAAAGAATAATTGGATTACCTTTATAGTTTTCCAATCCACCTTTTGTCCATGCATCTGGTTGAATTATATCTCCAGCTCTATCTAGTGCGTTTGTACTTGCAGAACCTTTAATATTTACTCCGCCATCATCAGTTTCACCTAATGATTTAAAAGTACTCGTCCAGTGATATATCTTTTCGTTACTCTTTGACATCTTTTACCTCTTTTTTAGCTTTTGGTTTTGGTGCAGGTTTTTCAACCTTTACTTCAACAGGTGCTACTGAGATAGGATATCTTTTCTTAACAACTCCAAGTACTCTGTTCCATGAACCCCAATATCTTTTTAAAAGATAGTCCTTAACAGGTACTTCATTGCCAAAACTTTTATAAGTCTTTAAATCCATAGTTTCAACGCCTTTGCTGGCTATGAAATCGGACAAAGCCTTTATCATCATATCTTTTGTCATTCTTCTTCCTCGCTTGGCGGACCTTCTTGTGGTCTACCGCCTTCCTCTGGATTTGAGGCTGAACCTGCGATATTCGCAGGAACTCTTGGTGTATCAAACCCTTCAATTTCTTCAAGCCTTAATGCCTCCCTTGCTTCGTTCGGTGTCATAATTCCTGTATTAACAAGAGTAGCAAAATAGCTAGCTTGGTCTCTCAACTCTGGTTGTAGAGCAGGAATCCCTGTTACATCTTCATCAAGTTTGAAACCGAAGTATCTCTCGAAAGCATACGCAATTTTATTAATAATTGGTAGTATGGTTTCTAAATAATATAATCGATGGTTTGGTCTTAAATTTGCGTTATTACCGCTATCCATCAAAATTGGTGGAACACCTAAAGCTTTAAGTATTATCTTTTCATTTGAAGCTATTCCTTCTTGAAAGTCTAATTCCTTAAAGTTAATTTCTGTTAAGTCTTCAACCTCTAGACCACCATCTAAAAACAATGGTCTTCTGCCACCAGACTGTGGATTGTATCTAGCAACCCAGGCCTGTAACATTCTTTCTTTAATTTTTTCTGAAAGAGTGTTAGGCGATTTTAATACCAATCCTGGTATTGCTCCATTTTTAAAAAAGTTGTCCTGGAACTTCCTCATGCTTGAAAGTAACTGCATAGTTCTTAAAGCAGGTTTGAGTCTAGGCACTCCTCTATAAATGGAGTTAAAACTGTTTTCTTTTATGTGAATAATTTCTGACGGTTTGTAATCTATTGAGTGGTCATATGTATATTTTTCTACATATGTATTATCATCACTATAGATTGTCATATGGTCTGCTGGAAGATGATAAAGATGTCTACCATCAAAATAAACAAATATGTTTCCATCAATCATTAAGTCTACTAAAAGATTTCTTTTAAATGTGCTTACATCTTGAAATGGATTAGGTTCTTTGTTTAGTAATAAATCTACTCGAGTTCTTCTAACATCTTTCTTAATTGGACTTATACCTTGTATTTTTTCTCCAACATCAAAAGGTATTTCAGAAGAGTCGTCTACAATCATATTGACTGCTCTGTTTACTATTTCTAATGTTTCATATGCATTTCGATAGTTGAGAACATTCTCACGCGTATCAATCGTGAGACCCTCATCTCTCGAAATTACGTACTGGGCTGGATTTTCTTTCTCCGTTCTGCCCAATAAAAAATCATACCATGCCATATTTCTTCCTTTGTATCTCGACCCAGTTTTGTTGTTTTTTCGCTGTTAATAACTTGGGTCTTTTTCCGTATATGTTATGCAGTTTTAGGTGATGCATATGACATAATGTAACAGCTTGTTTATAAACTTTATCCTCGTTTTCTTTAATAAATATTTCACGAAGTTCTAATATTTCTTCTTCGGTTTTTACCGTGACATCTCTTTCTTTTAGCCACGATTCTAGTAACTCAGTTAATCCGTAAAAGTGATGAAAGTCCAGGTTCTCCGTACTCCCACAAATGTAACAATGCGTGTCTTTCTTATATTTCGACTTGGCCTTGTCACGAACATACTTAACTAAATCTCTTTTTAAAGTCATAAACCTACTTGTATATTAGAATTTTAACAAATTTTACAGCTCATGTCAAGAACTATTTTTTCAAGGAGTTATTAAAAGGTAGTGGCATGTGTCTCAAACGAGTATAGTGCATATCGAATGGCATCGGCCATGTGAGATGCATATGTATGTTTAGGTTTTTCTTTCATCAAATTAGGATTCGGATCCCATTGATATTGGTCTAAACTTAGTAATGATTCGGTACAAGATTGATGCACGATTAAATTATCATTATCTACTACACCAGCTACATATCCTATTCCATCTAGTACTGATTTCTTTGCATTGATAGTAGTAATATCATAGTTTTGTGCAAAATCAAATCGAGTTTGCTGAGCAGCAGAATCAATATAGATGTAGTCAATATTCCATTTGTTAATTAATTTTCTTATCTCGACTGCATGTTGTTCTGTTGTTTTCTCACTATTTAAATATTCATCTAGTAAATAGAACTTTTCTTCATTCCAGTCGTACCCTAAAACGCAGAAAGCAGTAGGATCTTTATAACCTACGTCCATTCCTGCAAATATATCCATTCTTTTTGTTTCGAGTTCTGATAAATCTGCGACACATTCTTGATGATTAAATGCCCAGACTTGACCTTCAAATACATTAAAGTCTGCCATGTATTCTTGGTTGAACTCAGCTTCTGACATAGTCTTTCTAGCTTCTTGAATATCTTCTTCTGATATACGAGGATTTTCATGGTATGTTGCTCTAACAGAACACCATTCTGGATATTCGCCTGAGAATCCTCTGTTCCAAAACTCTGCAAACCAATTATTTCTGCCCCTTGGAGTAGATATAAATAGTGCTTTAGAGTTTTCTTTATCTAGTGTAGGACGAAGTGCAACATTGAAAGCATCTCTGCCATCTACAAGTGCTGCCTCGTCAAAGATAATTAAATCATAACTTCTACCAACTACAGAGTCAACTTGATTGATTGACCCCATACGAATAGTAGAATGATTACTAAGTTCAATAACTTTATCTTT